GCGGGCCAGCGGCTCCCGCTGCTAGTGGTTCATTCTGCGTCCAACTCCATTTCTGCTATCTGGCATAAAACACCGCAATCAGGGGCAAGCTCAGAAGGGTAATGGCCTCTACCGATTTGCAGTTCATCAAGAAACACCTTTTTTCCTTTATCACGGTTTATGGCCGCGCCAATATCGCGTTCAAGCAAAGCCATCCTTTGGAACACTTCGGGGAAGTCGTCCCGAATTTTGTTCCAATACCCCATCCCGCCTTTAACGCAACCAATACAGTTGTTGTTTCTATAACCCAGTTTATACATTTCGGGGATTTCAATGCCTGCACGGGCTATCATCGCAAGACAATCCTGTTTGGTTAAACCGCGGTCAATGAGCGGTGTCAAAAGTGTTAGACCGGGGTTTTGTTCACGGAACCTTTCGGCCCGACTTTCTTCTTCGGACGTGTAACCAAAAACTTGTTCGTCGTCTGGAAGCTCAAAACTGTACCGCAACTTCTTTTTTAGTTCACCTGTGCACGGTGCACCTGACGGGCCAACAATGTAACGTCGAGCCTCCCAGACAGCCCAAGTGTCAGCATACTTCTCGCTCTTGAGTAGTACGACCTCTTGTCCAAACCATTCGGCGCACTCATCACGAAACCGTTCGTTGTCAGGATGTTCAGAACCGGGATCAATGGAAGCCACAACAACCCTGTCCCCGTGTTCAGCTATCGCAAGTTTGGTTGCAACAGCAGATGCTGCGCCTGCACTAAACCAGCATAAAACTCTGCTCACAATTTTGCCTCCATCATAAAAATTGTTGCTACTAATCTACCCACTTTATACCTCTTTAACAATTTTGAGATAGAACAATTTGATTCATTTAAGTTACAAAACAATATATAGATGCAGTTAGACGACAACACCACGCACGCTAGCCGCTAATCGTGCTACTACCATGACAACGTGGACCCAATAGTCGTTATACCTCAAGAACTACTAGATTTAGCTACGGACCATGAACGCGAGCAGTATCGGCTGTACCTAGTTGACGCAGCGGTCAAAGCCGACCAATGGGAACCTTGGCTCAGGGGAATGACACCCGGCTACGCATCGGCAGAGTTCGGGGACCATCACAAGACCTTCTGGGAATGGGCTTGGAGCATCGAGATAGATAAACGTCCTCGCCCATTTGTTGCAGTGTGGCCCCGAGGTGGGGCCAAGTCCTCCAGTGCAGAGATGTGTGTGGTTGCATTAGGCGCTCGTAGAAAGCGTGGCTACTGCCTATACGTTAGCGAAACCCAAGATCAGGCAGACGACCACGTTGCGAACATTGCTTCACTGCTTGAAAGCTCCGAGGTTGCGTTCGCTTACCCCGAGTTGGGTCAGAGGCTCATGGACAAGTTCGGCTCTCCACGAGGCTGGAGGAGGAACCGTCTACGCGCCGGTACAGGCTTTACTGTTGACGCTGTTGGACTCGACTCCGCATCACGAGGAATCAAGCTAGAGAATCAGCGACCTGATCTAATCGTGTTCGACGATATTGACTCCGAGGCTGACACTCAGATCGGCACAGACAAGAAGGTCCGCACGATTACGCGCAAACTTCTCCCAGCAGGATCAAACAGTTGTGCAGTGCTGGCAATTCAGAACAAGGTCCATGACGATTCAATCTTCGCAAGGCTTGCAGACGGGCGAGCAGACTTCCTTCGAGATCGAATCGTGTCAGGTCCAATTCCAGCAGTGTGGAATTTGGAATGGATTGAGCAAGAGGGACTGTTCAAGATAGTAAACGGGTCCGAGGCTTGGGCCGGGCAGCCGCTTGAGTCCTCTCAAGCCTTACTGAACGATATTGGACTATCAGCATTCTTGGCAGAGTGTCAGCACTCCACGGTAAGCATATCTGGTGGTATGTTCGACCATATCAACTGGCCGTACTTGCATGTGACCGAAGCTGAACTGCCAATCATGCGCAGAGTTGTTGTCTGGTTAGATCCCGCCGTTACATCGTCTGACAGTTCCGACTGTCAGGGCATCCAGTGCGACGGTCTTGGAGTTGATGGTCTGATCTACCGTCTGTTCTCTTGGGAGGGTAAAACAACCCCGCTTGACGCAGTGAAGCGGGGATTAAAAATAGCTATACAGTGGAAAGCTACAACTCTTGGGATTGAATCGGATCAGGGTGGCGATACTTGGCAAACCGTTTACCATCAGGCTTGCGAGGATTTACGCGCTCAAGGTGAACTGTCTGGTTCAGCGCCAAGATTCGCTGCCGCTAAAGCAGGTGCGGGTCACGGATCAAAGATGACAAGAGCGCAGCGGATGCTTGTTGACTACGAACGGAATAAAATCAGGCACCTTGTCGGAACGCATAAGGTTCTTGAACTTGGTCTTATGAGGTTCCCCAAGGTAAAACCTTACGATCTTGTTGACGCAGCATACTGGTCGTGGGCTGACCTTGCAGGTAAAGCGAACCGTGGGCGTTCTAGCGTTAGTTCAGCCTCAGGTTCAACGATCGGGTCATTCAGTTTCAACTAGGGCAACGCACTACTTTAAGTCTGTTAGCCAGTCGTCTTCGACGAGACGGGTTGGTAGCAGCGCTGCGGAGTCAGGGTCGCCAACACGCCGGGCCGACCCGGCTTTCAACGCTGTTAACGCACCAACGCCAGCAGCACCGGCAGCGGCCTTCCAAAAGTCACCCGACTGCACATCCAACATCGGGGCCATCACCATGAACGCAAGAAAAGCAGACGCAGCAGAACGCGCAACACGCAAAGTCATGTCCGTGTAGAACGAGGCACCCTCAGGTATCACAGCAGAGTTCACCGCGGCTAAAGCAAGTGTAATAACCGCAGATACCCCAGCCAAAGTGGCGCACTGCACGCCATCCCAACCAAATGCCATACCACCGAACAGAGCGACAACAAACGCCTGCACGAACTGCGCTAAGACTTTCTCAACTATCGGTGCAAGTAACAGTTTCATGGGTGATCCTCCGGGTCGGTTGTTCGTGTTCGCGCGGTTCGCGTGTGTTTCGCAATGCTGTCAGGCATGGGGACATCAATCGCTTTGAGATGATCGACAAGAGCGCTGAACCTTTCCTCAAGTTCGTTGCAGCGCACAGCCTCAGCAGCCGCCTTAGCCTCAAGCCGCTCATAGCGCACCTTGCCCTTAGCGAGATCCACCTCTAAAGCAGCAAGACGTTTGCCGAGCATCTCCGTAGCCGGAACAGTCGCGTTTAACAGCCGCTCAGCGTAATCCGCTTGAGAGGGTCTCCGACTTGCGATGTATGTGAGAAGAGTTGATAAAGCCCCAATGCCAACAGCAACGAAAGTCGCTGCACCGAATTGCTCCGCCACTATAAGCCCCGTTCTATTCTCTCAATAATTTCACACTGCTTCTTCATCCTCTGTGTTTCAACCCATGCAGATAACCCGACGGCAGAGATTCCAACAGCTATACAAAAAGCAAAAGCAAAGACCGACTGGACTCCTTGGCCGTTACTGAAATAGCCATAGTTATACAACACTGAACCAATAGCGATCCCCCACGACGCAAGCGCGATCATGATGAAACCAAAGCGGGCAAGACCTGTCAAAAACGCTTGCACGGAAACCATGCTTAAAAGTAGGCCAACAAAACCCCAGACAACAAAGATGAGAATAACACCAACCCAAGTAAAAGACACAGAATCACCTAACACAAGGTGGGGTCCAAAGGCGACGCAACTCCGAAGTTATCCGACTCATCACACCAGAATACCCCCCCAAACATCACAACCAGTCCATACCAACCCATACAATAACAAACAAGAAAAAGAATCAACACCAACCAGAACCACCAAACAACGGAGCGAAGATGATGGGTGAACCACAAGAACTGTCCGGGAAGGATTTGTCCGGAGCGAACCTGCGTTGGGCGGACATGCGTTGGGCGAACCTCACCCGCGCGGATCTCACCGACGCGAACCTAACCGGAGCGAACCTGACTAGCGCTGACCTCACAGGCGCTGACATCACCGGCACGATCGGATACACACCATCCACGGAGGAGCAAAAATGAGTGAAGCCAAAAAGCCGTGGCGGCCAAGCAAACCTGATCTGGGTGGCGGGATCTCACACCCGGCACGTTTCAGCAAAGAGCTTTTCCCCCATTTTGTAGACATCCTCTGCGAAACAAAACTGATACTCGACCCGTTCGCGGGGACCGGGCGGGTCCACATGCTCGCAGAGCATGGGCACAAAACTGTTGGCGTTGAAATCGAACCCGAATGGGCGCAACTCCACTTCGGGA